TAAGGCCGAGAGCTGTGATCGTCGCCGAGACAGCGTTGATCGTGTCTGTGAAGATGCCTGCCATCTCATGCCACTTGCGATCTCTTGATGCCGAGCAACTGGTTAATCCGACCCATTGAAGCAACAGGTGCGGAGATGTTCATGTCTTGGAAACTATTGAAGGAGTCCAAACTTCCGCGCTCGCGGTACAGACTCGCAGCCATGAGCACGACTCCAGCTTTGACTGCAGCATCGGGAACGGTCGTGAGACTGTCGTGATAGCCGGCCTGAACTCTGCGTTTAAATGACCATGCGTTACTGGCATTAACTGATGAGGTCATGAACGCTGTGTCATTAGCGGTCGCTCCGCTGATTCCGAGGAACTCGGTCAGGTCGGCGACTGTGATCCATGTGCAGGTCTGAGTCCAAACGAGCGAGCCGACTGGGTCAACTGCTTCTCGAGCAAGATCTGCTCCGACATCTTGGAAGAGGAGCTGGTTCGGAATGATGACATCAGTGTTGAAAAGGTAGTCACCTTGTTCATCTGTTCCGAGGAAGAGGTAGGTCGGTACAGCGAAAACGATATGAGCGCCGTTGAGCTGTGCTGCACATCCTGAAAGTGTGATCGTCTGACCGATAGCGATATCGGTTGATTCGAGAGTCTGAACGACGGCGACATTGTCTAGCACCATTTGGTGCGTGACTGTGTATGTTGCCATCGTTCAGATCTCTCTCTTCGTCAGTCGGTTCAGGCTGCTTTTTTGACGAACTTGGTGTCGTCAATCATCACGGATGAGAAGTAGCCACGGAACTTGATGATGCGACCAAGTGCTCCGTCTGCCAATTCAACCGAGACGGCTCCGCGCTGTTGTTCCCAGCACTCAAAGCCTGTGCTGTCACCAACATACGGTGAGGTGACAGTGATGTTGCGGTCAACTACAAGTGACAAGCCGAAAGCGTTGCCGTTGAAAGTTGATGCCGATGCGCCAGTGCCGACCGCATTTTGTGGGCCGACATTCGGGAACAATGGACGACCAGCGGTGTCAACCAATGCGCCGAGTGACGCATAGTAGGCAGGACTGACGACCATGACATTCGGCAGGTTGCCGTTTGAGTTGTTCAAGATCTGAGCTGCAGCGCCGTAGATGAAGTTGACCCAATCGGCTGGATCGGTGTCGTCCACGAGGGCCTGAGTCTGGGTGACTCCAGCTTCAAATGTTCCACAGGCTGCGACATCAGTGGCGTTTGCGTAGATTCGCGCCATGTCGTCAATCAAAGCACCGAGGACTTCGGGTGAGGTCATGTCCATTGACTCTTCGGAGAGCTTGACATATCCGCCGTACAAGGCCTTCGTGATCTGGACATCGTCCACGACGAAAGTTCCTTGATCAAGTGCGACGAGTTCGCCGTTTGATGCGCCGATGGTGGTGTGCGTGGTGACCTTCGGACGGATGAAAACCTTGCCGGATGCGGGCATCTGGCGGACTCCCATTGCAGTGATCAATGGACGATAGTTGGCTACGAACGAGTTATAGATCGGCGAGATGATCGGCACTGGAAGGATGCCGGGTGTGTCGGTGGTGGTGACATTCGGTGCAGCTGCAACGATGCGCTGGTTGAACTCAGCGAACTCGCTACCGCCTGCGACGAACTTGACCATGTATTCGGCAGCGGTCGGAAGCTTGAACTCACGCTTCGGTGCTGCGTACTGGATGGGAGCAGTGGGTACTGCTGCTTCGATTGCTTCTGACATTTCATCCTCCTCGGATGGTTGGGTTGGGGTTGGTATTACTTCTTCTTCGTCGGGTGCTTCCTCTTCGGGTGATGAGGCTGCGACTGAGTAGACCTGAGCGTCGGCGTATGCCGGTGTCGTGACGATAGACAGTTCCACGAACTTAGCCTCAGAGACCTCTAGAGTCCCGTCTGCGAGGCGCTTGAACTTGGTCGGCACTGCACCGACCGAGACGCTGTCTAGAGCGCCATCGGCGAGAAGTGCCAGAGCGTCATCTGCTGCACGAGTGGCGCTGAGTTTTGCCACGAACATCATGCCGTCGGCGGTTGACACTCTCTCGGTGACTCGGCCTATGACGCGTGTGTCGTCATGAAATTCTAGGAGTTTCGGCATTGGGCCATCTTCGGGAAGTGATCCCTCAAGGAAGATCACCGATTCGCCACCTGAGAGCTGTGCTTTGACATTCCACGGAACGGCGAGACCTGTGATCTGGCGTGATGGTTCACCATCTGCTGACGCGTCCAGTGTGATCTGTTGAGCTGTAAGTCGAATCATGAGACGGTCTCCTGTGGTGTGCGCGATGAGGCTGGTTCTTCAACACTGATCTCAGTGTGATTCATCTCAACATCTGCTATCAGATCTTCGGTGTCAAATTCAACGAACCTATTACGCGGAAGGATGTCTATGCCCGAAAGCGTCTCTTGAATGCAATCCATATAGAGTTTTGCGCCTAGTAAATAGAGATCCTGCTTGGCTTGTGTCGCGTTGGAATAATTGTAGCCAGAGATGCCGATTCCCAAAAGATAAGCAGGGACTCCGATTGCTCGAGACAGTTCAAGTGCGCTGAAGTTTCGCGCTTCTACAAGCTGGAGTTTGCTCGGGTCGGTGTCAAATTGTTCGTACTTGACAGCCGAGTTCAATGCGCCGACAGCGTTCACGCGTCGAGCGTTTGACCATGCTGCAGCGAGCTCACCAAGTGATTCAGCGTCAAGAGGTTCGGACGAGTCGGTCTGCTGTAAGTACCCAGCGACGATCTCGTTTGATGCAAAGCGTTCAGCTGAGCGATCTAGTTTAATAGCGGTCTCTAGGACTCGGCGACCTGTCCAGAGGAAACCTTGTACGGGTGCGAGGAACTGAATGACATCGTTAGTCGGTATTTGGATTCCGTTGAATGTGATCTGGTTGCTTTTACCGAAGAACTGCGGACCGGGCTGGTCCAATGTGTCAACCATTTCGCAGGGCATCCACTGGAAAGCAAGAGGCCGTCCAGTGGCAGAGCTGCGTGAGGTGACATACCAGAAGGCTCGTCCGCGCATCATGAGATCCATGCAAGTGTTTGACATGATGAAATTACGCGTCAGAGTTGGATCTGGGGTGTCCATCCAAGACTCGGTCTCAAGATAGATCTTTTCGTACTCTTCGCCAGTCCATTGTGTGGTGTAGTGGCGAAGAGGAAGTGAGCCGACAAGCGAGATGATCATCTGTGTCGCTCGAGATACGGTCGGAACGGACAAGGCCAACTCTGAAGCAGCCCCGACGGTATAACTCCAAAACTGACCGAGCCCGCTCTGAGAGGCGCTACCTGCTGCAGCTTGAAGCGGTGCGTGTGCAAACGCGGGGGTCGCGTCTTGCTTCTTGCTTCCGAAGAGTGCCATCACTGCGATTCTCTCAAGACAAAGAAGAGATATCCACTAAGGTCAACCAAAAGCCATTTGAGGTTTCGCTGTCGCTTTCGGTCGTGAGGTCAACATGATTCCCCACACTGAACATCGTGCGAGCTCTATCGGCCCGGGCGACTTCTGCGAACTGAGCACGATCGCTCCGCCTGTCTTGACCGCTACCGCTCGAGCGAAATGTTCCGAGAGGGCAAGGTCTCCAGTGTGGCGGACACGATCCTCAACAATCATCGCACGAGCAGCGCCAGTCCACTTGATCAGTTCGGCATAGCCAACGATCGTCATTCGCCGGCGAAGATCTGGAGGGCAATGGATCTCTAGTGATGGAGTACACGCGAGCTTGACTTGTGGGTCGGACATTCGAGTCACGACTTCGGCCCACATTTGTTGAGCTGATTCCACGACGAACTCGGTGGTCACGATGACGCGCGTTCCGTCGTATGCGCATCCGATTCCGACATAGCGTGATTCGTCTACGGATGAGTCAATGACGAGCCACTGGATCGGTGGCATCGGATCTTCGGTCTTGCGATCGTTCCAGAGGTTGATCGGGAGATAGCTGTTGGTTGAGTCCACCCAGAGATTAAGGTGGCCTCGGATAAACGCTTGACGGTTCGGCGAATCAAACGCGAGCTCTAGCGCCTTCATAGTTATTGTTGTACCGAGTGCGGGATTCGCCCAGCCCCAATATCGCCGATCTTCCAAACTAACGCCCGGCGGGAGTGAGAATTCGCAGAAGTACAGCGAACCAGTTCGGCCTGAGTCAATCGCTGCCATACCTTGCTCTCGAAGTTGAAGAAGGACTGTTGATCCTTGATCGCCAGCGGTTGAGAACATCATCATCATCGGATTCTTGACTGCAATCTGTGAAGGCCGTAGAGCTGTGAACACGACCTCAGGACTGATGTCCCAGAGCTCGTCCACGAGAAGAATTGACGCTGTCATACCGTGAGCGTGTGCGGAAGCTGCGACGACTGAGATAGATGATCCGTCTGGGAAGTTGATCCGCTCATCGCCATTTTGCCATCGGACTTTGCACTCGAACTTCTCGTCAAGGTCGCGGACGACATCACGGAAGAGGGCCATGCTTCGGCGCTTTTGGTTGGCAACAATCACGATCGTCTGAGGCTCTTTTCGGTGAGCTGCATACTCGGTCGCCATAAAGCCGGCGACAGCACGCATCACAAGACTCTTACCATTTTGGCGAGCGGTGCTAATGCAGGCCTCACGGAATATGAAGTCGCCATTCTCGTCCAGACTCAGAGCGTCGTTGCAGATTCTCTTCTGCCACTCCATGAGGTCAATGTTGAGGACGCGCTTAGACCAAGCAGTCAGGGCAGGGCCGAAACTCTCGCCGGCAGGAACAGGCGTGACAAGCCGTGGCTCGATCCTGCCCGATGTCGGAATATCCGACTCGGTTCCTGCTGGTTCCTGCTGGTTCTTGCTGATGGAGGGGATTTCCCAGT